CGGCGACGGCTACGGCGACGGCGACGGCTACGCCGACGGCTACGGCTACTGCTACTGGCGGCTCATCGCTGCGCGATTCGCCGCCGAGTGGGAGCACGCCAAAGGGTTCATTGCCTTCTGGAGGTCAGATAAGGACGGTCTGCCCTCAAATGGGGGCCTCGAAACCGATAATGCCCGGCCTGGACTGGTGCGAACGATTAGCGGCCCGCTAAAAATCTGCACGCGCGGCGCTCTTCATGGAACTCTTAATCCAGATAGGTGGAAAGGTGAGCGGTTGTGGATTGTGGCCTTGCGTGGAGAGATTCAGATTCAAGACGACAAAGTGGCCGCTCTTGAGCGAGAAATTATTTGTGAGGTGAAGCATGAGCAGACGAGCAATCACTGACGAGCAGCGCATCGACGACTACCTGGACAGTGCGCCGAAAGACCAACTGATTCGCCTCCAGGCCAACGTGGCGGCGGCGTTACGCTGGAGGTTTCCAGTGAAGGAATCGGCGAAGGTAGCCAAGCCGAAGGACTCCGCGCAACTGCCGATGGCGGAAGGAGCCGAATGATACAAACTCTGTTGGATATACACGGGAATCTCGTTCACAGCGGGGACCGGGTTCGCAACTTAAATATCCCAAGCGGCTGCCGTGAAGGAGAGATCACCTTAGACGGTAAGTATTGGATGTGGGTAGGAGACGACGGTGCCCGCGTAGGGGTTCCTGAATTTACTGCCAGTAACCCCCGATTCGGAATTGAGAAACTATGAACTCCGCCCTCATCCTCGGCTGCCTGCTCTTCGGCATCTTCGTGGCCGAGTGCTGCTACCAGCTTGAGACGTGGTGGCTTCGGCGGCGCGCACGGCTTCGTGGGATCTGCTGGGTGATCAGGATTCGGCAGCACGAATCGCGGAGGCCACACTGATGCCGCGCACGATGACACAGAGCCAGGAGGCCGCGTTGCGCTATACCGCTAGAAATCTTCCGTACTCAGCCTCAAACAGTTTGGTTTCTGAACTTGATGCCGAGCGCGAAGTGAGTAAAGCACTAGCACGGGCGCTCTCCCGCGCGCGGCTCGAGCTGCATCCTAACGATGACTGGGAAGCTATTAAGGAATCCGACGCCGCACTCGCTCTATATCGGGAGTCTAAGCCGTGATCCCACTCATGTCCGTAGCCGTACTCGCTATCGCCGCCTGGGTGCTCAACCGCTTCTGGCGCGCGCCCTGTATCCTATGTGGACACAGTGAGCGGGCCTGCCAGGAGTGCGCTCGCGAGGCTGGGCGCCGGATGGGACTGGGCAAGCGCGAGGGCGTAATCGACGGGCGGGAGGATTGCTTGTGACAGCCCAGGAGTTTAATGCGGAAATGGTGCGTGAACTGGGATTCACGCTGACCCACTGGCCTGGTGCCAAGCCCGGGAATATATCTAGAAACGGAAGGGCTATTTTCTTCGAGCCACAGCCACCTATTCGGGAGATTAGGCCGGCCACCGTTGACGACTGGAAGCGTTTCAGGGTTGTGGCTACACGATTGTACCGCCCACCACTTCGGAACATGCCTGCAGACACATGGTGCGTGGAGGCAGCGGACTGATGAGGCGCCGGCCGCGCACTGACGCCAACTCCATGGAGATCGTCAAGGCCCTCCGGCAGCTCGGATGCTCGGTGCGCATCACTTCAGCGCTGGGCCAAGGGTTTCCTGACTTGGCTTGCGGCCGCGCCGGGGTTAATCTATTCCTAGAGGTGAAGGACGGCACCCGCATCCCAAGCCAACGCAAGCTCAAGCCCGATGAGCAGCGGTTCAAGGACACGTGGGCGGGCCAGTACTATGTAGTGGAGAGCGTTGAAGAAGCGGTGGATTATGTGTTGGGGCAGACTGAACGATGAACTGGAACCCAGCTACCGATTGCACGCGCTGCCTCCATCCGCACCACGCCGAAACGTGTCGCGAGGCGATCCCGGAGGATGACGACCGTTGCTGTTGCCGACAGTGCATGTGTACGGATTGCCAGACAGGGCACGCCGGCGAGATGACCGGCTCCGAACACGATGAGTTCACCCGGCAAAAGCTAGAAATCGCGCAAGAGTTCATCGAGGGGATGGCGGGCGATTTATGACACTCGAATACGCCAAGCGAATCCTGGAGCACCCGAAGTTTGGAGACTCCCACTGCATCGCCGCCCGTGAACGCCTTGAGCGTGAACCTGAATGTGAGCGGCTACGCGCGCTCGTAATCGGCAAGACGATCACCTGCGGCGCGTGCGGTGGGGATGACGCGGGATGCGATTGCTGCGAGGGCGGTCTGGTGGTGATCACTCCAGAACTGGCCGAATCGTGGGATTTGGATATTCTGAAAGACGTGGCGGCTGAGGTCCAATTCCATGCACAGTGATGGACCCCGGACCCGCATGACCGCGCCCAAACCATTGTGCATAGATTTATTTGCAGGCTTAGGCGGCTGGGCCGAAGGCTTCCTTGCTGAGGGCTACGAGGTGATCGGCTTCGACATCGAGCGCCATCGCTATTCGAAGCGTGCTTTGGCTTCGAATGAATCCGAAAAGGGCATGCACGGCAGGAATGAGAACGGCATCACCCATATGAACTATGAGAATGAGCGGAGACTGCGAAACGCTCCGCTTGGCGGCTGGGACGGATACCCTGGCCAACTCGTGCTCCAGGACGTGCTGACACTCGACGGTCACCAGTTCCGCAACGCGGCGGTAATCGTGGCCAGCCCGCCCTGCCAGGCGTACAGCTACCGCGCCATGCCGTGGAAGCGCGCCAAGGCGCTTCCGCCGCCCTCCAATGAACTGTTCAATGCGTGTTTTCGCATACAAAAAGAGGCGATCAAAGCTACTGAAGCAGATTGCTGTACTTGCCTGGGAGATGGCAAAGAGCACCACGGGACGGTTTGGTATCCGTGCCCCAATTGCTATGGCCTCGGAAAACAACATCGCTACATCCCACTGGTAGTCGAGAACGTCAAAGGTGCCCAGCCGTGGGTAGGGCGCGCGAAGTGGCACTACGGGAGCTATTACCTGTGGGGCGACGTGCCCGCGTTGATGCCGCGTTCACTTGCCGGCGCCAAAGTTCCCTCGCAGGATTGGAACCTCTACCGGAAAGAGGGCGCGGTTTCCAAGCATTGGCGCCTTCAATCCACCGTCGGCCCGGCGTGGTTCGATAACGGCATCGCGTGCCTTCCGTCCGATAGCGTGCGCCGCAAGGCCGCCTCCGCCCAGATCGCCAAGATACCCTTTCCGCTCGCCCAACATATAGCTAGGGTCTTTAAACCATGAACCATAACGAGTCTAATCCGAGAACTCCCGAATACCGAGCATGGTTGGCAATGAAGAATCGATGCTGGAATGCCGATTACGTTCGCCATCACGGTTCCGGTGATCCTGACCGTGGTCGACACCGCAAGGACGATGCTATAACCATAGCTGAAATGCGAGGAGGCCACAGCGTATGAGCCGCGCGCTGCCCTACTACAAGATGTACCCTGGCGACTAAATGTGGTAGGATAGAAGTGCCTGAAACGTTAACGACCGAGGGCCGGAGCCTCGAACTTCGGCCTTCACCCTTTCGAGGAGGGGAGCATGGATAATATCACTTCCGAATCACGCGGCGAGTCCGTCTGCGCCGCCTGCCGATTACCAGACTATTTGTGCCGCTGCTGGGATGATGACGATGATGATTTTATTGGGTATCCCACCTATGATGAGATCTACCCGGAGGACGAATTATTGTGAGTCGGCCCTGGATACGTCTGTACGTCAACGCTGTTGATAACGCCAAGATCCAGCAGCTTCCCGACCACCTTTTTAAGTTCCTGATAAACTGCTGGTGTCTGACCGGCGCGAGCGACGACGACGCGCTTCCCCCACCAGAAGAAATAGCGTGGCGCCTTCGAATTGAGCCCAGCGTCTGTAACGCCTACATTAACCACCTTGTAACGTTACACCTCCTGGACATTGACCGTTACGGTAACGGCGATAGGACGTTACCGCACAACTGGAACGACCGCCAGTTCCTAAGTGATGATTCTAAAGGAAGGGTGAAACGTTATAGAGACCGTTACAAGGCCGTTACGCGCACCGTTACTGTAACGGCCCAAGACTCAGATACAGACCAGAGACAGAACGCTCCGAACACCGTTAGTGAGTCAACACCACCAGGGAGCTACGAGACCGAGTTCCGTGCTGGCTTGCTGGCGAAAGGGTTCGGGAATCCCGAAGACGACCCTGGGGTGGACGTGATGATTGAGCGCACGGCCGCGGTATGCTGCCAGGCCGGGGCCAGCCCGCAACTGGCGGCCTGGGTGGTCGTAGACCTGCTCAAAACCGAGCGCTGCCGGGGCAAGCCGCTGGAGTACCTGCTGGGCGCGCTACGGTCGCAATTGAACACCAACGGGAATGATTTACGAAAGGCGGCAAAGTGGATTGGCTAGACAAGATCGAGGGCGATGCGAGGCAATTACCCCTTGAGACGCGTCAGAAGTTCTAGGAGGTGATCGCATGAAAGTCATGTTTTCAGAGAGGGATGTTCGCAGGCAAAGGGCAATGTATGCTCTGGCGTTGAAGCGGGAAACGCAAGCATCGGCGTCGGTACGCGAGATGTGGCGGAAACTCGTTTCGATGCTCGATGAACTCCTGCGACTACGTCGAAAGAGGCCAACGAGGCCAACGCTTGACTGATATTCAGAAGTACGCCAGAGAAAGCGTGGATGAATATACGGAAGTTACGGTGGAATGGAGAAGGATGCGCCTCAGGGCTTTTATAGAGCAGGCTTATCGATTCGGACTGGAAGATGGCGGGAAGTCTGAAGACCAGTCTGAAGATCATGCAGGAAGCACATTCTTTCAGGGCGGAGATGAGGGGGAGAAAAGATGAGGTACGACTTGCCCGCAAGCCGTGAAGATCGGCTGAAAAATGTTCCACTGGAACTCTACAAAATGGCGGACGCGGTTCTGGGTTTCCGCCCAAAAAACAAGGCGAAAAACCTCCGCCCGAAAAAACGGAAGAAGGCCAGTTATGAAGGGGAACTATCAGCCCAAAACGAACGATTGGGTTTCCCATGATGCGGGTCCGGGAAGGTACTTTGTCGTCTACAACGATAACGATCTGACGGATGAAATGATCAGCGATAAAGATATTCAGCCGATTCAGGTAAATCCCGCCAATAGGGAGAGCGCCGAGGCATGGTCTGCCGATCTCGATTGGTATTTCAAGGTGACCGAGGCCGGGATTATCCTCGCTCGCCCTGGCGCGAAGGAAGGGGTGATTTGCCTCAAGCGAAGCTGGCGATTTATCGAGGCATTCATTGAGGCACCGCACCCCGCGCGGAGACAGAAAAGGTGAAAAGGTAATCATGCACACCTGCCCAGATTGCGGCCAAGCTTGTTACTGCAACGGCGATATCGACGATCACGAGAACGAAAATGAGGCCGATTCGTGCGTCCACGATTACGACCAGCAAGAGGATGACGGCTATGAAGATAGGGAGTCAAAGTGATAGTTCCCAGAAGTTCTTAGACCGATGAACGCAGGCGCGTCCACTGATGGCCAGAGGTAAAGTTCACCGCCCGATGACCAAGCGCATGGCCGCAGCGGTCCGTAAAGCCGCAAAGCTCGCGACCAAGGCCCGCATAGAAGCCTATCACGCCAACAACCGCGGATTCTGGGCCAGGCTCACCGACGACCAGCGCGCGGTGTGGATGCTCGAGCGAGCCCGCCGGACTGCCCTTTTCCGTGACCGTGGAGTTTAGCATATACTACCAAGTTTTAGGTGATTGGTGATAGGGTAATATGAAAACACATGCCTTTCAAAGTGGGAGCACCGCGGCCGCCTAACGCAGGCCGAAAGAAAGGCACTCCGAATTCTGCGACCGTGGAACTCAATGCGCTGCTCTATGGAATGGGATGCGACCCCAAGCAACGACTGGCGCTAGTTGCGATGGGAGAGTTGCCGTGCACTGTGTGCCGCGGATCTGGCCGCACAAAATATAAACACATTGCGAAGGACGGCGCGGAGCAAATACTTGACCGTATCTGTGAATCGTGTTACGGCACACTTAAGGAAAAAATCAGTCCGGATCTAATCTTTCGAGCAAGCGCGGAGCTATTGCAGTATCAGCTTCCTAAGCGCAAGGCGGTGGAACTGACCGGGGCAGATGGCGCGCCGCTCGACAATCGCATGACGGTGGTGTTCGTGGAAGCGAAGGACGGAAAGCGTGATAGCTGAAGTTCCCGCCAAACTCCGATTCCTCTACCAGCCCCACCGCTACAAAGTAATCTATGGCGGCCGCGGCAAGGGCGCTAGTTGGGGTATGGCCGACGCACTGTTGATTCAGGGCACACAACGACCACTGCGCTGGCTCTGCACGCGTGAGACGCAGGAGTCGATCGAAGAATCCGTACACACGACCCTTAGTGCTCGCATCATCGCCCTGGGGCTGGAAAGGTTTTATGAAGTTCAAAAAGCCAAGATCATCAGTAGGACGTTCAGCGCGGGTACTGAAGGCGATCCGCTTGCAGGTCGCTGCGGATTCTCATTCGCCGGGCTTCGTCATAACACTACCGGCATCAAATCCTACGAAGGTTATGACGGCGCCTGGGTCGAAGAGGCGCAGGGAGTCACGAAAGAAAGCTGGGAAATCCTGATCCCCACGATGCGCAAGGACGGGAGCGAGATCTGGGTGAGCTTCAATCCTGGCTTAGATACCGACGAAACCTACAAGCGCTTCGTGGTGCACCCGCCGGCTGATGCGGTCGTGGTCAGGATGAACTGGCGCGACAATCCATTCTTCCCTGAAGTGCTGCGCAAGGAAATGGAAGAACTGAAGGCGAACGATCCCGAGGCTTACGAACACGTGTACGAGGGCCACCCGCGATCATCGGTGATCGGTGCGATTTACGCGAACGAGATCCGCAGAGCGGAACAGAAAGGGCAGATTTGCAAGGTGCCTTATGACCAGACGCACTCTGTTGACACGTTTTGGGACCTGGGCTATGGCGACATGTGTAGCATTTGGTTTGCGCAAGCGGTCGCGTTTGAGTACCGCGTCATCGACTACTACGAGAACACCCGGCAATCTATCGAGCACTACCTACAATGCCTGCAACAACGTGGTTACACTTACGGAACAATGGTTCTTCCTTGGGACGGCGGGGCAAAACAACTCGGCACAGGACGCAGTATTGAGGAGATCATGCGGGCAAAGGGTTATCGGGTACGAGTCCTTCCCCAATTTTCCGTGGTTGACGGGATCAATGCCGTACGAACTATTTTTCCCCAGTGCTACTTCGACAGCGAACGCTGCGAAACCGGTATCCAGCACCTGAGGCGCTACCAGTGGGGCGCGCCGACCAAGGCCGGCGTTGAGAAGCGCGCGCCCTTGCACGATGAGCACAGCCACGCCGCGGACGCGCTGCGCACCATGGGCGCATTCATCAAGCCACCCAGGATCACGCCGCCGGTTGAGAAGCAGAAATTCGTCACACCGGAAAGAATACCCGGCGCTTACGCTCCTTTTGGCTGAAATGGGTGTATGATGTTCACGAATGAGGTTTTAATTTATGGCACGCACATTTGATGTGAGTCCTTGGCTGATACTGGCGATGGCGTTCATGGGCGGATTGATCGGGATGGTGGTGAGCCACTAATGCCCGCCTTCCTGGAAGAGAAGCTCAAGGCCCGCTACGGAGCGAATAACTCGATCCCTTATAAGATCATGAACAAGCTCGGGGCGATGAGGGGCAATAAGGAAACCGACAAGGGCCGTGCGATGCAAGCCAAGCACGAGCGCGACACGGGGCGCCAGCAGTCGGTCGGCGCGCTGATGTAATGCGGCACGCGACCGTTGCTGAGCTTATGGAGCACGGCGAGCGACCCGACTTCGTTCACATCTCGAAAGTGGGCGCGGGCTACGTATACCGCAAGGACACCGATTACAGGTGCGCGGACTGCTGGAAGTTCATTCCGCAGACAGAGCGTTGCGTGGAGTTCGGGCCTGGCAAGCGCGTGCTCGCGACCGGCTATTGCATCAACTGGAGCCCCGGCGAGCGTGTTCACTTCCTGCCGCCTATGGGCTCGTATCAATCTGCGCAACTCGGCTACGGCGAAGATCCGCGCGGCACGAAATGTGGGCGCTGCAAACATTTCGACGGGCTGGACGCCTGTGAGATCGTCGAGGGCCGCATTGACCGCGATGCGTGCTGCAACAACCAGGAGCCGCGATGAAGTGTCCCACCTGCGGAGAGCCGTTAGACGTGGTGCCATACGAGGCACTGGTGGTCAGGCGCGTATCGGTGACTGAAACGCCCATAGTGGTGCACCCTGAGCCCACGAAGTGCTCACGCTGCGATTATCCGCCCTCGGACCTTGAATCTGGTTTATACTTGAATACCTAAATGGACTACACCCACATCGTAGTAACCCACTCCTCAGACGACAAAGAATATCTCTACCGTGCGTCGGACGGCGCGCGCATTGGAGGCCGTCAGCACGCCGTGGTGGTGTTCGGAGACAACCCCAACAAAAGCGAGTCGCGTGTGTTTATCGACGCGGTGAGCGCATCGAACTACTTGCGCGGCACGGTAACAGCGGAGGACCTCAAGGTGCGCGGGCAGGAGCCTAAGCCGTGGTGCGATGTGCGCAATGGCGACCCGGCGGGCATCATCATCCCCGACACCGCCGTGCAAGAGGAGTTCATGGGCGGGCACACGCGCATTCGCAAGGTAGTCTGATGGCCATTCCACGTAAGGACCTCCCGCGCTTCGTAATGAAGTGCTGGAACCTTGCGAAGAAAGCCAATGAGCAGAACCGCGTTGCCGAAATCGAGCGTCAGCGCTTTTATGTGGGCGGCGACCTGCAATGGCGAGAAGAGGAAATCACTAAGCGCAAGGACCAGCAACGCCCCTGGATCACGATCAACAAAGTGAAGCCCGCGGTCGATCAGATCGAGGGCGATATCCGGTTGAACCCACCTGGCCCGCAAGTGCATCCCGTCACAGAGACCGGCGCGGATTCAGACACCGCCGACATTATGGCCGGGTTGATCCGCGAAGTGGAGTACCGCAGCGCCGCCAAGACCGCGTATTCTCTCGCGGGGCGCGATTCAGCGTGCTCCGGCTTTGGCTGTCTGGAGCTGGCGACAGAATGGGCGGGCGAGCGTAGTTTCAGCCAGCGGCTCGTGATTCTGCCGGTCGAAGACCCGTGCACGGTGTTCTTTGATCCGACATCGCGCAAGGCGAATCGTCAGGACGCGATGTGGGCGGGCAAACTGAAGATGTACTCAAAAGAAGAGTACGAATCCGAGTTCGGCAAACGCAAGGTGACCCAGGCCGGCGGCTGGCATGCCATCGGCTGGATGCAAGAAGCCATCGGGATCAACGGTAATCTAGCGATGGTGAATGAGTGGACCGGCGCCGGCCTGGGTCCATACTTCGTGTGCGAGTTCTACATGGTGGAACTCGAGCGCCGCATCTTACGGATGTATACCGACCTAATCGCCCGCTACGACGATGAGACCGTGCCCAAGGGCGTGAAGCCCAAGGAAGGCGCGGAATACACGCGCGAAGTGCCCAAGCGCACCGTCAAGAAATACCTCGTGGACGCGCTCGAAGTGCTGGACGAAACCGAATGGCCGGGTAATCTCATCCCGCTGTTTCCCGTGCTCGGTCCAGAAGTCTACATCAAGGGAAAACTCCACCGGCTCTCTCTGATCGCGGGGGCGATCGACGCCCAGCGCGGCTTCAACTTCGCAGCCACGGCCGCTACTGAAATGGCCTCGTATTCTAGCAAGGCCCCCTGGATCGGGCCGCGCGGCACTTTTGACGACCCGCGCTGGAAAACGGCGAACACTGAGTGGTGGTCTTTTCTCGAATACACGCCCGTCTGGGTGGTGAACGAAGGCAACCCGAGCGAAAGCGTGCTGGCTCCTCCGCCGACCAAGAACACCTGGGAGACCGCGATTGAATGGGCGTTGCAACTCGCGGCGTTCTTCAGTGATTCGATCAAGAGCGTGACGGCGATCTACGATCCCTCGCTAGGCCAAGTCAAGGGCGATCAGTCAGGCAAGGCCATCGAGCAGTTACGGAGCGAATCAAGCGTCGGAAACTTCAGCTACGCCGATAACCTGCATCGCGCCATCGAAGTCATCTATCAGGAGATGTGCTGCATCTTCCCGAAGATCATGGACTCGGCGACGGTTGCGACCATCATCCGCGCCGATGGAGAGCCCGAAAAGAAGCTCATCAACCAAGACTTCAGCGCCACGCAGGGCATCGACCCCAAGACCGGGAAGAAGGGGCAGAGCAATAATATCTGTCTGGGTGAGTATTCGGCGCGCGTGACGGTAGACAAGTCCTACCTTGACCGACAGGATGAAGCGCTTTCACTGATGGTCGAGTTCATGAAGCTGGCTCCGCAGGCGATGGCGACTCCCGGCGTGGCTGCTCAAGTGTTGCGGCTGATCGGACAGGGCAATCCGAAGGTGGACGCCATTGCCGATATGCTCGCGCCTCCTCAACCGGGCGAGGAGATGACCCCGCAACAGCTACAAGCCCAGCTTCAGCAGGAGCAGGTCAAGAGCCAGCAGCTTCAGCAGGTCGCCCAGCAGTTGCACATGGCGGTTCAGGCGAAACTCCCGCAGGTTGAGGCCGACAAGTTCAAGGCACTGCTCGATAACCTCACCAAGATCCGCGTGGCCGAGATTACGGCCTCAAAAGACCGCGATAAAGCCGCAGCAGACCGCGAAGCAGATACACTTGAGCATCTGACCGGCATGGCGCATGAGACCGCGATGCAGGCCGCCGAACACGAACACGAGGAAGGCATGGCCGACAAACAGGCGCAGGCGGCTTCCGAGCAACAGGACCAAGCGCACCAGCAGACGTTAGAGCAACAACAGCAGGCCGCAGAGCAGGAACCGGTGGAGGCGAAGCAATGATTAAAATAGGGCGGGCACTCGGTATGGATGTTTATGCCGACACCGATGATCCCAAAAAGGCGAATCAGCTCGGCATGATGATAAATCGTGCGTTGCGCCATGATGGAAAATGGGACTGGGATAACGACAAACAGCAGTTTGTTGAGCGTGAGACAACGCAATGAACGACGACGAGCCCCAGGAAACCGAAGAGTACCCGGACGATGAGCCGGGAGACGACGATCTGTATGAGGACGATGACGAATGAGTACCCCAGTAATCACCCCGCCCGTTGAAGAAAAGCCGTTCGATCAGGCCGCATTCATCAAGGCGCGCAACGAAGGCAAGCCGGTAGATACGAAGGCGGTTGAAGAAGCGCCAGTCGTCAAGAAACCAGCGGCTGCGGAAGAAACACAGCCCGTCAAAGTGCCGCGCCACATCCGGCGAGAGAATAATCGGCTCCGCGAGGAAGCGGCGGAACTTCGCGGCAGGCTTGCCGCCTACGAGGCGCTGGGCGTCAAACCGAATGGTGAGCCACCCAAAACTAAAGGTGAGACCGATCCAGAGCCCCAGCAGGCCCAGTTTGCGACCGAAGCCGAATACAACCGCGCGCTGGGCAAATGGGAAGCCCGGCAGGAAGCGGCTAAAATCATCGGCAAGCGTGACGAGCAGAGCAAAGAGGAGCGCGAGACGGCCGAGCTCCAGGCCCACGTCAAGGAAATGGACGCCAAGTTTCAGGCCGACGTCAAGCTCATCCCTGACTGGGAAGAGGTCCGCAAGGCGAATCTGGAGGACGAGGATGCACCGAAGTACGATACCGTCAAGGACGCGTTGCTGATCGGGCTTCTGGCCCATTCCGACGTTCGCGCCTATATGCTGCATCACTTTGCGAAGGTTCCGACTGACTTTCAGAAGATGATTGACTTCCGCGGCGATGACAACGGTTTAATTGCCGCCTTCAAAAGGCTTGAAGGTAAAGTGGAAACCGTGTATAGTAGCAAACCAGAGGCCGCGCAAGCCTCCGACAAGTCGAAAGGCGAGTCAAAAGAGCGCACTGGCCCTGAAAACACCGAACAGGCACGGGCACCCAAAGCAGCACCGAGACCTTCTACGGAAGTAGCGGCTCGGGGCGGTACCGCGCCTCCCGAAGAACCTCTCCCAGGCACCAAGGCGTGGATGGAAAAGCGCAACGCCCAAACCGGCGGTCGCTAATCCAGTAAAGACAACGCCCTAAACGCACTTCCCGCGAGTCTCCATCACAAAGGAGAGCGGGATGCCTATTAACTCAGTCCCAGTAAGGCAGGAAGTCACCGCGGAAGTGCTCCGCGTGCTGATGAACAATTGCGTGGCCCTGCGGTGGATCAGCCGCGAGCACGAAAAATATTTCGAGGAGCGCGTGCCCATTGGAACCACGCTCCAGATCAAGCGCCCGTGGCGCCCGCAAGGGCGTCAAGGGCAGGCGTTTCAGCCCGAGCCCATCGTCCAGACCACGGTGCCGCTGACCATCTCCTACTGGCGCGGCGGGGATTTTATCTACAACGATACCGACGAAGCGTTGTTTCTGGACATGGAGAATTTCCACGAGAATTACTCCCGGCCCATGGGCATCATGATCGCAAACCAGATCGACGCGGATCTGCTGGGTTTCATGCAGGTCACCATCCCAAACTTCGTGGGCACCCCCGGCACGATTCCGATCGGCACGAGCACCTACAACCAGGCTCAGACCAAGCTGAACAAGCTGCTGGCGCCGCGGCAGGACCGTTCCGTGATCTATACGAGCGATTTCAACCAGAACCTCGTGGGCGCCGGGCAAACGCTGTTCAATCCGCAGCGCGATATCAGCGATCAATACCTTGAGGGATACGTCGGCAAGTACGCCGATTTCAAGTTCGGCATTGACGAGCAGATTCCGGGCTTCACCGCCGGCACCTATACCGTAGGACCCGATGTGGACGGCGCTAACCAGAGTGGTTCGTCCATTCTGTTCGACGGTGCGACCGCGCTTTCTGTGGTGCCCGGCGACCGCTTCACCATCGCAGGAGTAAACTTGGTGAACCCGAGCGGCAACCATGTTACCTACGCCAACACGCCGATGCAGTTCGTCATCACCCAGGCGGCGACCGATACGGCCGGCTCTGGTACCCTCAACTTCTACCCTCCTCTGATTCCGTCGGGCCAGTTCCAGAACTGTTCGGGATCGCCCGCCGATGGTGCAGCGATCACCTTCGCCACCACCACCGGCCAAGTCTGCAACACCGCCTTTGCGCTTCAGAAGGGCAGCTATACCAGCGCCTTCCTGAAGCTCCACAAGCCCTCGAATGTAGAAAACTCGGTGATGGGTGGCGAGGAAGCCGGAACGCCCGGTATCTACCTCCGCAACGTCAAGCAGTGGCAATCGAGCGGCCCTTACGCGGGCTACGAAACCGACCGCACCGACGTGATTTACGGCTTTGCGGCCCAGTACGCCGATTACGAGGCGTGCGTGATCTACGGCTAAGGAGAAAATATGGCTATCTCATTGACCCAGACAACCCTTTCCGGCGCCGTGAGCATCTCCGCGGGTGTGATCCCGGTAGCTTCCGCCACGGGAATCAGCGCTCCGACCAACAATGTCGCCCAAAACCTCTACATCATCGACCCCGGCTCGGTTCGGGGTGAGCTGGTGAGCGTTACGGGGGTTAACGGCACACAGATCAGCGTTTCGCGCCTGAGTCTGTGGCGTTCGGCCCACGCTGCTGGCGCCGCGGTGGTGATCGGAGTTGCCGATCCTTCAATCGGCCAGAGTTTCCAGGAATACGACCCGGTGGGGGCGGTTGCCTCCATCGCGGTAACACCCTGGATCAACGCCGTCAACGGAAATCAGTGGCTTCTGGGAACTGACGGGGTGTGGGTGCCGGGCTGGAATAACACCAGCGCTCCCATCGGCGTCAGCGCCACGGTCGCCTCTGCGGCGGGCGTCGTTACTCCCAGTGGTCGCCTTTTCCACGTGACAGGCACTGCGGCCATTACGGGCTG